ATTACATCACGACTTACAACTCTATCACCGACTGATGTTCTATCAAATCTTTCAGTAATAACTGTTCTAGTACCAGTTCTCGTATCTGTTCCTGTTCTAAACGTGTCTGTTACTGTGTCTTGAAGAACGTTCGTAGTAGTTGATTCCGTCCAAGATCTTACCCTTCCTGTTCCTCCAGGACCTTGGCGATTAACTGTACCATTATTGGTAACTGTTCCAGTAACTAATCCGTTAGTTCCTGGTTGACCCGTAACAGTTCTTGTTCCTACATTTCTGGTGTTGGATTCTCTTCCAGTCCATGTTGTTTCCCATGCATTCCACATAATTGGGAACATTCCTGTTTGTGGATCTGGTTGCCCAAATCTTCTGGTCGCTTCTGCCATTTCTGTAGCATAATTACCCTCTACATTGATAATTTTTGCTTCAATTCTTGCAGTATCTACCCAAGTGTCAGAAGAGGGGGTTAAATCAACTGTTGCTTGCCAGAAACTTACTAAGAAGGGAGTAATACTTTCGGTTCTAGTTGCAAAAGATTGCTTCAACCATTCAACTTCCGTATAGTCAAGAGTGATTATATCACCAGACCTCTTAATATTTGTTCCCTCTGGTGTGGAGAATGCTAAATCACTACCGGTTGTTACACCTTCAACAGGACCAATTGCTAAATCAATTGAATTTGTAAAGTGTCTTGGACGAAGTTCTCTATTTTGAATATCAATTGAATTATTAATAGGAATATCCGATTCTTGTGGTAAAATATTTGTGAAATCGTCAACAAAGAACCCAGACTTAAATCTGTTCAATCCATTTGCATCTGATATGAACAGACTCTCTGTATTAGACTCTAATAGTGATAAAGTTGTATAATACTCAAGATTTCTAATTCTATCTTCAAGTAGTCTGATATCAGACATTCTATATCTCTTATGATCAAGGAAGGACAGTGAAGCATCCTTAACATTAAAAAGATAAGGTGGAAGTTTTACACTTGCAATTTCTAGAGCATCATCAATGGGAACAGGACTTTCAAAAGTTTCTGATGGTGTTCCTTGTTGAATCTGGAATCTTCCGTCCTTAGTTAAGAAAACTCTATCCAGTCTTCCTAAGTAGAATGAAAATCCAAGATTAATTGATTCATCAGAAGCTAAAATATTAGCAGCAGAGTTGCCACTACCATTAAAAGACCTTCCTAAAAATTCAAATGGTGATCTTGCATTTTCTGAAGTTGTATAATCAGAAACTCTTGGTCTGATATCAATTAAGTCTGTATTTTTATATCCGTTAACTACCTGAACATCTGTTTCATAATCAAATCCAACATATGAATTTCTTGTTGTAATGTCTCCATCATCAGAAGATTCGTAATATGCATTCGTAAAATATATTTTCAACTGTTTTGTTGGAGCAGACACTTCTGGATTTCTAATTAAAAATCCATGGTTATATGTAGATGAATTTTGCCCGTTATTAAAACTATATTTACTTGATATGGATTTACTTGGAGTATTTAATGTTGTTACTACAGCTGAAATATTTGATTCTGCAAATGTTACTGTTTCCCCTTCAATAAAATTGATATTATTTCTTGGAAGATATGTGATTTGAGTGTCTGTTAATCTTTCAGCATAAATGGCTACTGCACCAGAAGTAACTCCCTTAATCTGCTCTCCAATAAGTAAATCTGTAGTTTTTCCAGTTAAACTTGATATTGATGAAAGTGTAACTTTAGGTGCAGAAGCTGCTGAAGTGTCAACTGATTCAAAAACACCAAGAACTTTTACAACATCTGGTTTGTTTAACGAAATTCTATCATCTTCAACTCTTGTTCCATATGGGAAGTTTCCTTGAGTCAATCCATTGTTTAGTGTAGTTGAACCGATTCCAGATCCAACTAACTTTGACTTATCAACAATCAAAGTATTAACTCTATTTTGTCTTTTTACTTTTGATTTAATTTTTGATTTTCTAAGAGTAGCAAATAGTTTAGCTCCAGTGTCATCAGAACCTAAATTATTAATTTGTAGAGTAGTAGATCCTACAGAAAAAGTAAATTTATCTGAAGTTAGTACCTCTGAAGAACCATCAGTTCTAATCAACGCATATCTTTCTTCATCAAATGCTAAAAATGTTTCATTATCTCCTGCAACAACTGCTGTTGATAGACGATTGTTTGAAATATTGACAGTAAAAGTTTTTCTTATTGATAAATCAGACTCTGTTAAATCAATATTTGAGATAAACGACTTTGGCATTACGGTATATAATGCGTTTTCATCACTACCACCTGCAGCTGCTGAAATTTTAGTTCCAACTATCTTCAAATCAGTGACAGAAAGGTTTGAAGAGGTTGGTAAAGCACCTTCAACAACACCAGTTACGGTTTGAACACCAACGACAGTAACTGAAGTAGATCCAATACTTGCCACTCTTACTGTAACTGGATCTGTAAATGTCTTAGAACTATCAGAATATTGTAAAACGCTATTTACTTTTACGTTAGTTAAAAACTGTGAACCAGGAGTTGATATAATTGTACTTATACCAGAAGCATCTCTTGGAGTTACAGTGGCTATGCCAACATTAAACAAAGTTTCTAAAACAGTATCTGCAGTAAATGTGCTTGCAGCGCCAATACTTTCTAGTGCAGGACCACCATAAACTGATTTTACATCAGACAAACTTGATGCGGTTATTGCGATTGCAACTCTTGTATTTTCTATCCCATTAAAAATAAATGGTTCATTATTTAAAAATTCTCCATTCTTTTCATAAACAGTTATTGATGTTCCAGCAGAAACTGCATTTCTTAAAAATGCAGTTGCTCCGCTATATTTCCCTTTAATATGAGTAGGAATTGTTAACGTAACTGGCTCATTAAGAGTAATATGAGAGAAGGTTTGAACATCATATAGTTGAATGTCCCACTGATTTACATCATCGTTAGTTGTACTATAAGAACCACTTTCTAATGCAAAATCATAAACTCTAGCTAATCCGATTTCTTTTCCTGGTGCAGAAATTGAACTAAGACCAACTCTTTGATCTCTTAAACTAAGAACATAAGTATTTCCAATTCCTGTTGTTGGAGACCCAAAAACCCTATTAACTTTTAGAGTAGAACCAGTATTATAAACAATTCCCTGATTTTCTAGAGTTTTTGTAGTTCTTGGTTTTTGAACATCAAGATAAGTAGTATTAATAGTTTCTACTTCATAACCTTTAACGAATGCTTTCCCTGGAGAAATCTCATATAAAGCTAAATCATTACTTGCCAAATTTCCATTATAAGTGAATTGACCGTCATTAAAAACTCCATTATTGTCAACACCATCATTTAGAGACTCTCTTACTGACATACTAAATGGTGTGACAGTATAATCACCAGACTCAGAATATGTTCTACGAGCTAGTTCATCTGCGATTATACTATATTGAGTATTTTTTACTTGAGACTCTAAAACACCATCTCTAACAGTTGCTAATTCAACAAAATTGGAATCATTAAAGTCGTCTATGGACTTAAAGAATAATGAACAACTTATTTTAAGACGATCTGCACCTGGCGCAGCATAGTTATTAAAACCTTTGGAATTATCTACAAGTGATTCATCACCTGCAGCATTGATTATTTCTTCAGATATTCTTAGTCCAATTCTTCCTGTTGGAGAATTAGAATATTGTGAAAGTAAAATAGTTTCATCTAAAACATTAACAAAATTACCTCTTATAAAATAAACACCATTGGAGATAGAAAAAGCAGATCCAATTGATGTTGCATTTGACGAGATTGTAGATGCAAAAGATTCGCCGGTTGGAATAAATGGATTTCCCAAAGGACCCGAAATAATGTCAACATCAGCGGCTAAAAGTTCGCCATCTAAAAATTTTGTATTATCAGTATTTTGAACTCCAGATGAAGTATATGAAATATAAAGAGTTAAATTTCCCTTATCCGACTCGTCAGAGGGTAAAATTTTATCAATAACTGCAGTTAATCCTGAAGTTAGACCTACAATTTTTCTTTTCAGAAGTTGATCTATGTAATAGTCTACAGGTATCCCTAAGTGTGTATTGTTTATCTCAACAGCGTAATAATTTCTAGTAAACGCAGTGTTTCCAGGAATTACTTTTGCACCTTCTTTGAAAAAATGCTGACCAAACCTTTCAATTTGATTTTGAAGAATTGACTGTAATCCAGTTAGTTCTCTTGCTTGAACTGGATAACCTGGTTTAAAAAGAACTCTATGGTAATTATCATTCGGATCAAAATCATCAAAATATGGAGAAACGTTGAGGTTGGTTTGTTGAGCCATAGTTAGTTAGAACTGCAATATAATTTTGATATCTTCTTTTTGATTGGAAGACCTTAAAATGGCTGGTCTATTATCAACGTAAAGCATATTTCCAGAGTAAGGTTCTACTTCTGGAGTTGATATTCCATTAGTAAAGGTTTGACCAAGATAATATGTCCTACTATTTATAGAGGTTGATAGACCTGTAAAACCAGTATTAATTCCTAAATTAATACTTCCACCAGTTATTGTTAAATTTCCATTACCAGATGGAGATGCTGTAAATCTATTCAAATTATATCCAAAAGTTGGATTAGTTTGTGCTGTTCCAACTGTGCTAAATCCAGCAAAAGTTCTCTCTTGCCAATACTTAAGGACTCCAGTAATTTGGTCATAACTAATAACTTTACCCATGGCAGTTTGTCCTGTGCCAACAACTTGTTGAATAACAGAATCTTGAGTAAAAGTAGCAGTGCTATATCCTGTCCCAGTTAGACGAATAGCATATGCTGCACTTGCTTTATCTAAACCTAAAAGTTGAGAACTTCCATAAGAAAGAGGATTTTGTAAAATTCCAATTCTTGCAATTTCATTACCAGTCACAAAATCTGGATTTTCTACATCATTTTCAATTCTTGAGTATAGTAAAACATTAGTTGCTCCAAGTTCTCTGTAAATATCTTTCCCATGTCCTCCCTGTGGTGGAATAATAACATCAAGAGTTGGGAATGTAGTTGGTTGTGCTACACCACCAGCAATCAAATCAACATTTCCAAATGTGTAACCAGAACCCTGATTTGATACAACAACACTTTCAATTTTTGAATCATTATTGACTGTAACCGTGCATTCTGCCCCGCTACCATCTCCTTTAATCGGAACTTTAGTGTATGTTCTATTTGCAGTTCCTACACCAACACCTCTGTTTTTGATAACTACAATTTTAATTCCACCATCAACAGCATTATTTCTGACCAATGCGTGTTCTGAACTCGTATCCCAGTCTGAAGGAACTGGCATATAATCCGTGCTATCAAACTTTACAATATCAGATGGTTTAATAGTGTACAGATATTTCCAAATATAACCATCACCACTAGTTCCAGCTGCTTTTGGTTCTAAATCAGTAAATCTTGGTTCATCCAAAGATGCCTGACCATTTGGAGTTTCTGGTGTTGTTCCATTTTGAAGACAAATGTAAACTCTATAATCACTGTTAACTACAAAATAGTTTGCTGAGTATAAAGAAGTACCACTTGAATTTTTGGGAGTGTTTGTGATACTATAATCATGTCTGTAATAATCATATGTAATACCAGAAGCCCAAACATTCTTTCTTACTACCTGTTTTGCATCACCTGATGTAATTTTTTTAAGAGCTATTATACTATCCCAAACTGCATTTTCATTATTAAAATTATCTCTTGGTGCTGGTGGACTTGAATTCCAATTACTGTCTATTGTAGTTGGGTTTGGTAATCCAACAAAAGAATAATATGATTCTGTAGTCGTGTTGAATCCTGCTACGAAATTTTTCGCATTTAGAATTCTTAATTGGTCAGTTATAATAGCGGCCATTTTTGAGATTTTTTATCTATTTATTAAGAATAACCTTGGGTCTTCATTGGTGACTTTCTAATAACGTATGGTCCAGTTGTAATTCCAGATACACCATTTGAAGTAATCGCATTAAAAGCATAATCTTCTTCTCTTTCACTTAGAACGATCTTGCCCCAACTATATCTACCATAGAAACTACTAAGAGCTAATCCTGATGCACTAAATCCATTGTAATTAGAAACGCTAACAGTTACCCTTGCTACAGTAGTTGATCCGAATCCAATTGCAGAAGTACTAGCAGTGGAAACTGTTGCAACTCGGTAAATATTATCTAAACAAGTTGTTCCAATACCAATTACCTGTCCATTTTCATCTAGAGATGTTACTCCACTTCCAACATTAGAATCATAGATTATAAAGTAATCTCCTGTTGAAATTCCACTAACTGTGGTTTGACTTGTAATCGTTGTATTGTTTCTAAGAGTTGAAGTTGCCTCAATAACTAAATCAAAGGTAATTCCAGTTGAGGCTACGCCAACAGTTGTCGTCCCTATACCAGTAATGACACCAAAGTCTCCGGCAAAAGAAACAACGGTATTTGGTTCTTTTACAAATGTTGGTGGACCTATTAGAACTAGTGGTGGATTTGTCTGAGTATAACCAGTGCCAGGTGATGTCACTGTTACATTTTGAACTGTTCCTCCAGCAGAAATAGTGGCAGTAGCAGTTGCTCTCTGTGAAGTTCCAACACCAACTGGGTTTTGAATTGTTACATCAGGAGAAGTTGTATACCCAACACCTCCAGTTGATATTACTATAGATGATACAGTTCCTGCAGAGGAGACGATTGCAGTTGCTGCAGCAGCAACTTTTTCGCCATGATTAAAGATTACAATATCTTTTTGGAATTCAACTGATAGAACATTTTCATTTAGAGGGTTGAAGAACGGTCTTAAGTTATCAACATAAACAATAGTTGATCCAATTCCAACTGACTTGGTAATGTATGCTGTTGGGAAGATATTTGCTTTATACAGGTCACGAGTCTTATCAACAATCTTTCCACCAATAAATCTATCTTCCATTTGTTTGCACCAAGTCAATGGTCTTAGTAGAGTCGTATCACCACTAAGTCCTGGTCCAAGATATGGATTTGTATTTAAAGAACTAGAAGAGTCTATTTCAGAGACTGTTCTGAAAGATTGGTCAAGATATGGTTCTTGTCCGACAGAAGCATCATGTTCAAGTCTTACATCGTCTCCAACTTTTATGGTTTCTGTAATATCAATAGATTGTACGTCAAGACCACCAGTTCCTCTATAGAACAAGAATTTTAAAGTATCTTCAGACTTTGGAGCTTCACTAAATGTTATTTGACTTCCACCAGTGAATTCATATGCTTCGCCTGGAACTTGTAAAATATCATTTATGAAAATAAAGAGAGTGTCTTGAATTGATATATTTGAACCTGGTTTAGATACAATAGACAATGAATTTCCATTTTGAGATATTGGGAAAGTGACTCTTGACCCATTAAAGAGAGATGAGAAATCATCAAGGACATCAATTTGCCCAACTGACCATGCAGTAAATTGGTCGGCATCAACTTGGTCAATTGTTAATTGGAATTCTTGGTATGATATAGATGGATCAGTAGGAATTCCAACGGTTCCACCAATACCAACGGTTAAAACTTGTCCAACCCCATAACCAAATCCAGTATTTGTAATATTAAAATCAATAACACTTGATCCCTGTCCAACCACGATATCTACTTTTGCTTGTGTACCACCTGCTCCAGGTGAAGCAGAACTATAAATTAGCGGAATGTTTGTGTAAGATAGTGGAGCATCAAATACAACATATGGGGGATTTGATGAAGTAAATCCGGCACCTGGGTTAGTAATAGCAACACTTACAATGTGACCGTTGCTAATAGCAGCTGTTCCAATTGAAGTTATACGTGGAGTTCCTGTTGAAGAAGTTCCAACTCCAACACTTACAACAGTTTGAATTCCTGCTCTATATCCAGAACCACTATTACCAATACTAATGGATTGAATTGTTCCAGATGCGGATACAATTGCAGTTCCTCCCGCTGCTACTAATGGTTGGAAACCAAATCCTGAAGTGGATCCAACAGAAACTATAACTCCACCAACGGGAATATTTGCATTATTTACATCATATGCAACAGAACTTGCGGTTCCTGTAAATGTAATAGAGGTAATTCCAAGATTTTCAGAGGCTGTAAAATTATAATTTGCTCCAGGAGCTTGTAAAATACCATTGATCAGAAGCAAAGGAAGATTGGTAGATATTCCAATGACATTTTCTTTATTTGAAGTTAGAGAGAATGTTTTTCTTTGTCCAGTGAACAATTCAGTAATGTCATCATACAAATAATTTTTAGTGTAAGTTTCACTTGAAGTTCCAACATAACCCCTACGCATGAAACTTCTTCCATGGAAACTTGAAGAAGTTGTTATACCCGTCCAATCTCTATATTCTGGTGGAGCTGTTGATGTGCTGATTGGATTTTTTCCGTAAGGAGCTTCTATAAAATTAAGAGTATTTCCTACAATGTTATAATTTCCTCTAATTTTTGTAACTGGAGCTCCAGTGCTATGTCCTGCCAAACGAGTTCCAAGCCAAGCACGAGTAACTTTGAATGCATTGGTAGATCCAATTCCAACGGAAAGAATCTTCATAACCTCATCATCAACTTTAACATAGTCCGCACCAAAGAAAGATGTTATTCCAGTAAAGTAAATAACATCCTCACCTACAGTTGTTGCTCTAGCTAAGGTTGTTGTAACGGAACTACCTGCAATTGGTGATTGGAGAGCATTATCAATAGAAATGAGAACTTTTTGATTTTGATTTTTTGCAGTAAATGTGTGGGAATTGCCTATACCAACTCCAGTGAATCCAATTGCAACTGGATTTTTCTTCAGAGCATTTTCTGCTGATGTTGCAAGTCTAATCTTATTTTCATCAACCTTAATACAGTAAACACTTGCAGGAAGTCTATTTGTAATTCCAATACCAGAGAAAGAAGTTGATGCAATTCCAATCGCATCAGTTCCTATTCCAAGACTTGTTGAGTAAGTTAATTCCTCACCACTTACAAAGAAATGGTTTGGTAATGTGATGGTATTATCAGAAAGATTTACAACTGTAGAACTTGTTCCAACAAAGTTTCTTTCAAATATTTGATATCCTTTATGTAAGAGTGGGAAGTCTCTCTTAATCTCTGCAAGTGTTCCCGTATAAACTGAATTTTTATTATTAATTGATGCACTTGAAAGATCTTTTTCAATTAGCCCTGCAGTATTATCTACTATTCCAATTGCTTGAATATAAGTTTTTACGCTTACATCAATATTTGCATTTGGAGTAAACTTAAGTTCAGTTCTATTTCCAACTATTTCTACACCAAAAGTTCCAAGACCAGTATAACTTGATGGACCGAATGATTCATCTAAGGTATTAAATGAACCAAATTCTGTAACAGAAACTTGACTTCCATCATCAACAAGCATTAATTCCGAGAAAGAGTATACATTATTTGTTGTATCGGAAACCTGTACAATTGAATAAGCACCATCATAATCATCTCCATAACTACCTATTCCAACTGCAACTGGAGAACTTGTAGATGCAATTGAAACTCCATTTGCAACTAACTGAGAATAGGTAAAGTCATATGTACCACTACCCCTGTAATTCTCTGAGGACAATCCAATAGTTACGGTATTAACCTTTGTCGTTGTAAGACCAGCAATAGGAGTATAAGTTACTACAATATCAGATCCAGATAAGGATATTCCATATGTTCCTAGTCCAGAGGATGAGAAAGCATCAATTGAATGAATACTTAACTGACCATATTCTAATACCTTAACATCGGTTCCATCATGAATCACACTTAATTCATCAAATTCCGCTTTATCTCCAGATTCTACAGTAACAAGAATTTTAGCAGATCTTACGCCAGCGGTCTCAGTACCTATTCCAGAAATTCTGACCATTTCTGTTGTTGTAG